TTAAAATCTTTACCACTTTAAAGTGCTAAAGCGCGCCGAATTTTCCCCAATATCTCACGGATTTTTGTGCACAATGCCGAACGTGCAAAATCGGCCCCGGTGCTTCACTCAAGTAAAGCAAGCCGTTAATAACAAGAAAAGGACTTCCTTTTGGAAGTCCTTTCTTTGTGTTATGCAAATTTCACGTTGTTTTTTGTCCAACTGTACCCAAAATAAATCTTATTCATAAACTCAAAATAGTAAATCCCCGGTTGGGAAATAGTAAAGTTAGAATCAAATTCAATCTGAAGTCGGGGGTTGTCGGATGTATTGAGGATTTCGGCATTTATAACGGTTTTTGTTTCAACAATATTTCCTACTGCATCATGAATACGGATAGATGTAGGGAAATTATAGTTAGGTGTCCAACACTGGTTGAAACGCGCGATAATATCAGGGACGAAAACAGGAATATTTATATACTTAGTCGTAGTATTGCCGGCAGGATAATAAGCGGGGTAAATGTTGAAAACGTAGAAACTTCCACCGGGGACGACACTGCCTTGAGGATAAAGATCGTTCAGAAAAGCCAGATAGCCGGCATCCGTCACCGCCTGTGCAATGGTCTTGCCGGGGTGCTGTGCATCCCAGTCGCCAATACTGGTATTGGCTTTGTTGGCAGCAGTCTGTGCGGCAGTGATTTTAGCATCCTGTGCCGCCTGTCCCTGATTGTAGGTCGTTTCAGTGACGAACCCGCTCACGTCAGGGATTGCGCCATTCAGGCGGGTGACTTCCTGCGCAATTGTTTTGCCCGGGTGTTCGGTCTCCCAGTCGCCAATACTGGTATTGGCTTTGTTGGCAGCAGCCTGTGCCGCGTTGATTTTGGTATCCTGCGCGGCCTGTTCCTGTTCATAGGTGGTTTTAGTGACGAACCCGCTCACATCGGGAATGTCGCCGCCCAAATCCGTCACCGCCTGCGCAATGGTCTTGCCCGGGTGCTCTGCGTTCCAGTCACCTATAACTGCGGCGTTCGCGTCAGCTTTGGCAGCATTCGCGGCGGTTTCGTTTTCAAGGCTGGTCGCGCACTGGCTGATAGTCTGGTTCGGGTGGTCGGTCTCCCAGTCGCCGATATTGGTATTTGCTTTATCAGCTGCGGCCTGTGCGGCGGTGATTTTGGCATCCTGCGCCGCCTGTCCGGTCGTGTAGGTCTCCGTTTTCACATACCCAGAAAGAGAATCAGTTACATGCGCAATAGCGTCTTTGTTCTGCTGAATAGCGGTATCCTGTGCAGTGTCTTTGGCCTTGATGTTCTCGATATCGGTCTTGATGTTTTCGATATCGGTCTTGTTGGTGGTATTGTCACCTTCCAAAGCCGTGATGCGGGCATCCTGCGCGGCCTGTTCTGCCGTGTAAGTCGTGGCATCCACTTTGTGGTTTGCGATGTCTCGCACCTCTTCCACGTCCGCCGCGATAGTATCGCAACGCCCGTTCAGGGCAGTATCAGCGTTGGCGCGTGCAAGTTCTTCCTTCTGCACTTCCTGCGCAATGGTCGTGTCGGGGAAGACGTCGTCCCAGTCAGATGCATTGCTTTCAAGGCTGGTAAGGCGGGCGGCATGCTTTGCAATTTCTGCAGCATTGTCAGAAATGTTTTTCGCGTTTTTGCTGATATTGGTGTTCTGAATGGCCTGCTCAGCTTTCAGAGCATCAATGTCGTTTTTGTTGGCGGTGATGCGGTCACTCAGCGCGGTATCTGCTGCCTTATAAGCCGCGTCAAGCTCAGAAATAGCCTGCTTGCGGTCGGTGGTCTCCTGTGCAATAGCAGCAGCGTTTGCGGCATCCCCGGCTTCACGTGCCTGCGCTTCTGCAGCGTCTGCCGCCTTATAAGCCGCGTCAAGCTCAGAAATAGCCTGCTGGCGGTCGGTGGTCTCTTTGGCGATAGCAGCGGCGTTTGCCTGCTCTGCCGCCTTTGCGCGGTCGATTTCGGCGTTCAGACTGGCCGTCAGGTCGGTAATGTGGGATTCAACAGTATCAAGGCGTTCGCCCCATGCCGTCATTTCGTTTTCCCACTGCTGCACCTTCTCGTTCCAACCGTTGATAAGGTCGGTGAACTCCTTGTTATCCTTCTGGAACTGCTCAACCAGTCGGGACAGGTCAAGCACGGTTTTCTTCAGGTCAGCGAACTGCCCGTTATAGTCGGATGTTTTGACCCAGTACTTAGTCTGCCCTTCCGGGTACGGGGGCAGCTGTGCACCCTTCGGCACATAGCACTTAGAGGTGTAGCAGTCGCCGTTATGGGTCACAATGGTCAGCGGTTCATACTCGCGCTCATCGTCCCACTCCACAGGGTCTGCGAAAATAGGGACGTACCGCGCACCGATGTACATACTCGTGCCGCCTTTGAACGGGGGCGGGGGACACGGGTGCGGATGCGGGGGGCATCCGTGCGGGTGGCAGCAGTCACCGCCCGGCGCGTGGGGTGCACAGGAAATGGGGAAATCATTGCAGTTACAGTTTGCCATAATAGAATGCTCCTTTCTTAGTAGTAAACGACCAAATGCCCATAGCCCGGTTTATCGGGGTCGAGCAGGGTATCAAAATGCAGGAAGTCCCAGCTTGCGGGGATATAGGCGACAAAATGCCCGTCGTCGTCAAGGCCAAAGAACACGAACCGCACCATTTGATGGATGATATCGGTCATGTTGGTGTTAACCCATTCAATAAACGTGTCTTTGGTAAAGTCGCCCGCTTTCAGCTTTGCGAACAGCTGGCAAGTTGCATCTTTCAGCTGTGCCGTCAAGATGTCCAGACCGTCAAGGCGGGTATCCTGTCCGATGTCATGCAGCCGCAAAGTTTCCGTGTTGGTCAGGGCCTGCTTGAGTTGGTTCACCAGCCAATACAGATCGTACTGGTAGTTGTCGCCGGGTGCAGCATAAGGGGGTGAAGTCTGAAAGATGAACGGGGTACTGATATCGGTGTTCTTTTCGTCAGCCATAAAACTACTCCTTTCATAAAATCCCCCGCTTGCGCGGGGGTCGGTCAATTAGTGTTTGCCGTTCAGCTGCGCAAGCAGGGCGTCAGCCTTGAGCGCATTCTGGGTGAAAGAGTTATTCTTCCACCATGCAATCAGGGCGGCCACGATGGTAAAACCAGCCGTTACCAGCTGTTCCAGCGTTTCCGACTCGATGGGCAGGGGGCTTTTGCCGCATGCGCTCAGAATCTGGTTGACGATAGCCAGAACAAGCACAAGGGTGCGTGCAATGGTTCCTGCGGAAACGTGAAGGTCTTTCATGGTTTTTCTCCTTTCAGTTGGTTGATATGTTCCAAATCATCAATGCGATGATTTGCGACTTTGATTTGCTCCTCGATGACGGGGATTTTTTCAGCAAAGGAATTGTGCTTGCGAACTTCTCTGGTCAGCTCTTCAATTTTCACGTCGGTGACGGCCTGCGATTTGCCGTTAGCAATCAGGACACCCGCAAGGGTCACAATTCCAGATACAAGGGCGGCTATAATTGCGTCCACGGTATTGCCCCCCTTAGTACACATCCAAGCAAAACTTTGCATGGTAGTCGTTGGCAATTGTCATGTACACGTCAAACAGAACGGTTTCACGTTCCGCGTCAATCATCTGTTGGGTGGTGGTGACGCCGATGTTACCTTGCTTAATCCACCCGTGGTTATACGTGTCTGTTACCTTTTCTTTGCCCACCTCTTTAGCATCTTCGTGCCGGATATCGTGAGCCTGCGTTTTCGTGTCGGTCGTGCCTTTGGTCGTGCTGTCCGTCTGGCTTCCGGTGGTCTGGTCTTCGTGCCCGTGGGTCTCTGTGTCAGATGTGCCGGTTGTGTTGGTGGTCGAATTGGCGACGGTGGCAGATGTTCCGGCAAAATCGGTAGTTTCGTTATGCTCACCGTTTTCGGTGCTCTTAAAGGTTTCCTCTGCCACGGTGTGCGTTTGGTCGTCGGGCTGGTAGTCGGGGGCATTTTCAGGGGAAATATCGCGGGTCACAGTCTGGTCAAGTTTTTTGGTGCTTTCCGTGGTCTTTTTGTCCGTGCCTGCGACTTCCGTTTTATTTGTGGTCGTGGTGGTGCTGGTATCGTCTGTGATAGACTTTCCTTCGGTCTCAGTGTGCCCGGTTCCGGCTGTTTCGTCGTGCAGTTCGGTGCTGCCGGTTTCGTGATAGTCTCCGGTCGTCACCTGTCCCACGGTCTGGCCGCTCTTGCCGCGATTGACTGCGGTTCTGTCCTGCGTGGTGTCGCGGTCAGTAGTACGAACGTCGGTCGTTCTTTCCTGCACGTCCGTGTTCCAGATGGGGTTGTATTTCAGCTGCGTAGTGCTGTAAAGCTTTTCCCAGATAGGCATGCTCTCCTGCACCCAATACCGGATAGCGTCCACCATCCAATAGGGGTCAGGCCGATAAAGGGGTGCGAGACCGTGCTCCCGCATGATGATGTGGATAGCAAGGTCTCTATCCATGCCAACGGGCACTTTGAAATCACGAAACAACCCTTCCGGAATATTGCACAGGAGCTTGCACGCGCGGTCGATGGCATCACTGTTTTGGTTCGTGCTGTTTTGGTTCGTCATGCTCCCCCAGTACATTGGCATCTTCTGCACCCCCTTCTCTCAGCTCTGGCGGCTCGTTGATCTCGATAGAAATATCCGTTCCATACATATCATTGCACACTTTCACCGATTCGTCAAGAGAAATTTTCCAAACTTCCCGGCGATTGTACGTCTCAGCGTCCGCGCTGGCGCTTTCATTCGTCACAAGCCGCTCCTTCTTGTCAGGCTGTACCCGGATACCCAGCTCTTTGTAAAAGTCCTGCAGCGTCTTGCGTCTCAGGTCGTACAGGTCAGGCAGGATAAAGTTTTTCGACAAATCGCGGTCGAACTGCATGATAGGCAGCTGATACTGTGCATCGGTCTTGTTCATGACAGGCTTTTGCAGCTGTCCGTTTACGACAATAGCGGGTTTGCCATTTTCCAGCTGTTCAAAGATTGTCTCAAGGGTGCGCCGGTCTTTGTCGTCTTTGGCGATGGCAGCATAGGCAAAACGGCTGTTAACGACGGCCTGCCGGATAGACACCTCAAGCTGCTGCATTTCGACGGCGTACTTCTCTATGATATCCCAGACCCCGCGATAGTCGGGGGTCAGCTTGATAACGGCGCATTCTGTGCCGATTTCAAGCGGCCTATCAAACTGAAAAAACGGGGTCTGTACCATCATGCCGCGCGGCTGGAACTGCAAACCAAAGCCCGTAGGCGCGCCCGGCTGCACAACAAGGCCATAAGTTTTGGAGTTGAAAACCACAGCATATCCCATCCGCAAAAGCTGGTAAAGAAACGCGTCATAGTCCCAGCCGATTTGACCCGGCCCCGCTTTCGGCAGGCCGTGAATCTTATAGAGGGCACGCATGCGCTGAAAAAACGACCGCTCCCAGTAGTTGAGAACGTCCGTGCTCAAAGACGGGGGACGGAACCCACCGCACGCCTGCACGTCATAGGATCCCTGATAGCACTGATACATGGTATCACCTTTCCTTCCTTATTCGATAAACACACCGCCGTCCATGGCGGCGTTGATGTAAGCGGTTTCTGCGCTGGTCGCCATGGGTGCAGCGACGGAAAAACCACGCGTCTGGCAGTATCCTGCAGCGGGGGTGTCAATCTTCATCACGGGATGCCCGTACATAGATTGAAAGTTTGTATCATCCGTGGGCGGGTAGTAAAGCAGGGTCAGGCACGCTTCCATGGACTGTAATGCAGTCGCGTTTCCGGTCATGCTGCCCGCACACTGTGCGACGGGTGGAATCATCTGCATGACCGCACCACCCAGTGACTGCATTGCAGCACCCATGTTCCTAGCTCCGGCAGACGGACTTTTAACCAGTTCTCCGTGAATGGGGCCGATATCGATAGGAAAGCTTGCTGCGCTGCTCAGTGCACCACCGCCCACCTGTAAGCCAATGCCGATTGCGCCAATAGTAGCTGCAGCCTGATTGCCGGTCAGGCTGATATTGCTTGCACCAATAGCGTACTGCGACGCGATATTAGCGCTGCCCACATATACCGTGTACGTGCCTGCATCGACCTTGACAGAGATATTGCCGTCAAGGAACGAACAGCACCATGTGACGGTAAGAGCGGCGACGTTGTTAACCTTATCGACAGGGATTGACACTGTTCCAATGAATGGCACATACAGCAGCATTTGGCAGTTCAACCGTTTCCAGTCCGACACCGGCCACGGAATCGGAATTGCGGTTTCTCGCTTGATTTGAGAATGCCCCATTACTCCACCAGAAACACCGGTATCAAAATCACCCAGAAAAACGTTTTGATTGCTCTGCGGGATAACACTGGCCTTGATAGGAATCCAGATGCAGGAACGAATGCAATCCACAGCCGCACCGCCATACACAAAATTTTTTGCCAGATACTTGATAGCCTTATCCGTGGCGGTGTCCGCGCCGCTGTATGTCTCTGTCGTGCTGCCTACACGGGAAACAACACCGCCTTTTGAATCCAACATAGGGGGGTACGTGTCCACGGTGTTTACCTGTGTCGTTTTGGTCTGCTGGTCAGAAATCATCTGCCCAAAATCGGCGGTGATATCCTGCTGAATGCTATCAATCAGGCGGGAAAGCGCCGTTTTGTTCATAACATAGGTAGTAACACCAGAACTCTTACCAACTGCCGACAGGATAAACGCGCCCTGCGTGCTGTCGATGCATTCATCTGTTACATCGAGTGCGACACTTGCCACTTGCGGACGCTGTGCAACGTTTTGGCGGCTGTCCTGCACGCGGTAGCTGTCGCCGGATGCATCAAAGCTGTTGTGCCCGTATACGATGTACGCTTTAGTTTTCTTGATGTCGTCCGCAAAGGTCGCAAGTGCATCAATGGTGCAAGAAAACTTCCAATTGTTGGCATTCAAGGCGGTAATATCTTCAATCCAGTAATAAGCGTGGGTCTCCTCGATGTAACAGTAATTGTACTGCGGGGAAATGTTCAGACTGTTCAGCCGCACATAAAACACAGGTGCTTCCATGCTGCAGGCGCGTTTCATGTAAAACGGAAATTCGTCTGGCAGCTCAGATAACGCAATGCGTTTTGTGCTGTTAAGGCGTTTCGAGACCTTGCCCAAATGTGCATGATATCCGTGTTCAATACCTTCGTTATGGTCTGCCATAAAATACCTCACTTTCCTATAAAATAAAACAGGGGGCGGGGTTAGCCGCCCCCTGTACATTCAGTTTGCCGGGGTTATAATAGAACCTTTTACGGTTCGTCGGACATGAACATCAGGATTGCATTCTGCGTCGGGTTCTGCGTGTAGTTCATCTTCCAGTGGTGTTCAGTGTTGTAGTATTCGCCGGAAATGTTGAAAGGCGTGGTGTACACGCTATCCTGATAGTAGGTCGTTGCCATGGCCTTGCGGTCATACAGCAGGCCCACGACATAGGACAGAGCAACCGCTCCGCCCGTCACCTGTTTGCCGGTGTTCACGTCGAACTGCGACGGGATGCAGGAGATAGCGGGTTTGTCGTTGATGTTCTGCCAGAAATCAACACCTTCGTAGTTGCCGAAACTCAGATAGCCCGGGCCAAAGATGGCAGGATAGACCCAGCTCCGCGCGTCGTTGATAAGGGGCTGATAAAGCAGCAGCTTCTGCTCGCTCTTCGGGGTGTGCCGCAACAGATGCAGGGTGTTGCCGCTGTCGTCGGTACACACGGGGGTCTGGTGGTACAGCGTGCTGCTGTTCTCCATCAGGCTGCTGGTAGTTTCCAGCCACGACACGAAAAAGGAAAGAAACTCCTGCAGATGGGCGGTCAGCAGATCATGCGTGGTGTAGGTCGTACCACGGGCCGTGTTGAATGCTTTGGTCAGATTCACGTGGCATTCGTCGCGGTCAGAATTGTACAGCGCGCCCATGAAATTGATGACCTGTGCACGGTTCTCTGCAGTTTTCCATCGTGCAATATCGTTTGCGATTTCAGTAGTCAGGGCGGCAAGGAACGCGCTGAACTCGCTCTCACTGGTGAATGCGGTCTTGAGCTGGTTCCGGAACGTGGTGTATCGCTGGTTCAGCACCTTCTGCCCGCCATAGAACATCTCAAGCGGATAGCGCTTCTTGATTTTGTACATGTCCACGCTGTTGCCGTCCACCAGAATGTCGTTAGTCTGCGCGGTGTTGACGAATTTGGATTCGTCAAAATCACCAGAGAAGAAAGCGATTTCACGGACGAACAAACCCCACTCCTGCCGGTCGGTCTCGATGCTGGTAAACCGGCCTGCATAGGAACGGCTGGAAATGACCGTGCGCGCAATCATGTTAGAAAGCGCTTGCAGGGTTCCTTCCATGCTTTGGTCAAGGCACATCTGGCCAACCTGAATGAAACTCGCGGTGTTGATGGCCTGAATGGTTGCAGTCTGTCCGGTCACTTCCTTCACCAGCGCATTGGCAATGGTGTAAATGTCGGTCGGACGGAACACGCTCATGCCCTTCAACTCCGGCATGTTAGTACGGGATTTTGCCATTGTTTGCTCCTTTCTGCCGTTACTTCACGGCGTTAAAATCGGGGCTTGCAGGCGCTTCGGCAGGCTGCACCAGCCCTAAAATGATATCTTCCACACTGGTAACGGGGACGGGATTGCCCACCGTGCCAGCGGTCGGAACGTTTCTAGCGTTGATTGCGTCGGTCAAGTCCGCAATCTTTTGCGCCATTGCCGCCATAGGGTCAGGGGTCACAGGCTGCGGTGTCGTGATAGACTGCGCTGCAGGGGCCGCGCTCTGTGCCGGGGCCGTGATAGGCTGGCCCTGCTGCGCGCGTTCAAGAGAAAGCATCTGCTGCACCTGCTGTGCCGTGAATCCCATCTTACCCAGAGCCAAAATATCGTTGATAGTCATGTGAATCATCCTTTCCACCGGCTGGAGCCGGTTCTTACATCGACGTGTGTAAAAGTCTTGTAAATACCAACGCCGCCGCTGTTCCCTAAAAAGATTTCAGCGATAGCGGCGACTTCGGCGGGGGTCTTTGTGCGGACAGGCCGGTGCATTTTGTCGTAGTGACCTACCCAGATATCTGCAGCCAGCCCATAAAGATGCTTGCTGCGGGGTGCGCTGCCTTTCTGCTGCCGGTTCCAGCTTGCTGTGCGGAATCCGCTGTTAATGTGCACGGCGTCGCCGCACATTTTGCGAATGTTTTCCAACAGTTCCACAAGACGGGAATCAACTGCCACAAAATCCTGCCCATCCTTGCACTGAAATTCGGAAAGTCGGAAATGCTCAGACAACCGGACATTGCCGTCAACGCTCATGTAATATACCTTTACCATGGATTCACCCCCTTTCTTGTTTCTGAATGCTCCGACTACTATTGACCTCTTGAAACCCGTTCATTCGGTATGCGCCTGCCGGAACACTCAGAAACGCGGGGGCATGGAAAAGGAAAAGCCAGCCGCGCACCCTTCCGGGGTGTTCCTTTTGTGCGGCTCCCCCGCTCCTTAATCATACACCCTTTAGTCCTTGATGTCAAGGTAGTTTCGGGTCTTGAGCAGAGCGGGGACAGACGAAAAATCAACTTGTCCTAAACAAATCATAGGGCGCAATTCAGGGTGTACGGCCTGCAGCTGCGTTGCTGCCTGCGGGCTGCTCCCATAGTGCTCCCTGCCGCTGTGGGGACTTTCACAGATGTAATAATGCAATTCGTCCATCTGGTACGCATACAGTCCAGCGAATGCGAACAGGGGGGACATTCCTTTTAAACTGCGGGGGCGCACGTTCTCAAGGTTATTATACACAAATTGGTTCTCCATTGCCATTTTGTAAAAGTCGCCTTTTCCCGCAAGATGCTTCATCAAGGCGGTTTGCTTTCGTCGATCGCTGATACGTTCGCTATGCGGCATGGCAATGAAAACTCCCGTATCGGTCATGCACCATTCTTTCCCGCTCCTTGACATTTTAGCCACAAGGTCGGTACATCCCAGCTGTTCAAGAATCGGGCTGGAAATGTCGAACGCATTCGCTAAAAGCCACATGCGCAAGGGCGGCTTTCCTTCAAGCTCCCTATTTCCGCACACAGTCACATAAGCGTTCAAAAGCGCTTCACCCTCAGCCTTGCGTTTTGCAATGATTCTTTCAGGAATAAATTCATCAAAAACAAGGTCTGAAAACACACTGCCATTGAATCCGCGAATGCCTGCAATGGACGGCAGCGCCATACCAACAGCGCGTTTGTTGCCGATGTGCCATTTCTTGCGCCCGTCTTTGTCCTCTTCGTCAGTGTATTCAATATCGCCGATTGAATAGGAGATTTTACCAGCTTTCAGAATGCCGATATCATACCCCACAGATTGCAAGGCGTTGAATGGGTTTAAATCCGGGTCAGCGGCGACGGCCTGCAGTTCATTCACGGTGCGGCGCATGTACAAAAAATATTTATTTTCATCAAGCATATATTTAAGCGTGCCAAACGTTTTACCAACTTGGCGTTTGCCGATAATGATATTGCACCAGCAACCTAAAGCGGCGACGGATGGGATGTTAACCCAGCCGTCGCCGGTGTACAGGTCAAGCGCAATATCTCTGTTGCGCTTGCTCATAATTTATACCTCAAGTTCTTCCTCGTTCGTGGCGTATGCTTCGCGCACGGCGCTTTCCACGGCCTGCGCAGCATCTTCGGCAAAGTAGACACGGAAATTGTCGTAGTATTTGCCGTTCTTGCCCTTGTTGGCGCTGGCGGTGATGAACGTACTTTTTTCACCCTCAACCAGCCGCATACCGTAAAGGTCGATGCCGTACAGCCTAAGGGTGAAAGTCAGACAGTTGTCTGCTACCTGCCGCACGTTACGCACCACGGCGTTCAAATCGTGCAGCATTTCCACAGAGACGCGGGGGCCGTCTGCGGCTTTCTTCGTGGTGGATGCGCTGTTGTTTTTTGCGAATGACATAGTATTTTCTCCTTTTGTCGTCTGTCAGTGTGATTTGTTCCACGTGAAACATCTTACTTTGTGGTGTTTGCTGCGATGGTGCGCAACAGGTCTATCATGGTGTCCTGCTTCTGTTCGATGGTCTGCAGATGGGAAATTGCGTTGGTCTGGTTTGTCTTACTCTCCGCCATTTCATCCACAAAGTTCTCGAAAAAATCAATCAGCTTTTCGAGAATCTCTTTCAACTTGTTATTGATGTCCTGCATAAATTCACCCCCTTAGAACATCCAGCGAATAAGGAACTGCAGCCCTGCAGGGGTAGCACGTTCAGGATAAAGCGCTGTAGGCGCTTCCGGGAAGATATCCGCAATGTGGTGATTGTATGCCTGCAAATAAACATACAAATCAGCAAGAGACCTTTCACCGAACGCGTGCGGGTCATACGTGGGGGCGAACGGAAAAGCCTGCCGCGCTGCTTCCACCAGCGCGGGACGGGGCAGCGGCTGCTGCGCACCCAGATTCTGCACCGCGTTCATCAGCTGTCCCAACGGCCCCTCTGTAGGCTCGAACACAAGCCCAATAATGTTCCCCGCGATATCTTCCCAAATTTCAACCTTCGTGATACTTGCCATTTTACACCACCCCGTCCATGTCGTCCAGATTCAGCAGGTTCCGGATGTCCACCACGTCCGCGCTCTGAACGTTCGCACTGAACTTCGTGCGCACAAAATCGTACAGCTTAAACGGCTGCTCCGGGTACGCGGCTTTCAGACGTTCCAGCATCTGCGCACGGTTCTGTGCATCGACAACACAGATGGCTTTGATACCGTCCTCAAACTTGCAAATAGCGGTCATGTAATAGCCTGTCAGTTTCATAATGTTTTCCTTTCTGTCTGTATTGGTGTGTTCCTTTCTGTGATTATATAATACCACATTCACCGTCTTGATGTGTTAACAAACTGTGAACAATTTGTGAAAACTAGCCACACGTTAACACTGCTAACGCAAGACAATTAGCACCACCGACAAACAGGCATTTACATACCCACCACCCCGGAACAACAAAGCAAATAGCCAAACAAATCGCGTTGAGAACGCATAACACACCACAACACAACATAATATCACAAAATTTCATATTAATACCTCACATTCCATAAGTAAAGAACGTTCGTCAGATACCCGGTATTCACGTTCGGTCATGACGACCCACGACGCGGAAACTGTGGGCTTTGCAAAGTCCGTTCGGGTGCGGATAGGTTCGTCATGGTATGCCAGACACTGCCCGCCAGCGGGTGAAATCAACAAACCATCGCGCAAGTTATCAATGCTGCCGTCAAGGGCCTTGACACCGGCTTTTTTGTTTACTCCTGCTATGGTGCTTTCAATCGTTCCGTCGGCATCGACACAAGCATAGCACTTTGCATGCAAAAATCTAAATGCCTGCATGCCGTACCGGTCTTGCGGGTGTTCGTCCTCTGCAACGCCAATATAGACTTTGCTGCCGTCTTTCTTTTCTACCACGCAATCACGCTGCACGCATTGCGCACGAATGACAGCGTTGTAGTCGTCAATGGCGGGCTGTTTTTCGCCCTCAAATTTGCAGCTGTCAGTGTCCCAGTAAATGACCTTTTCCCATCCAACACGTTTCAGCATATCCCACAGCTTGAGACGGGACATTGATGCAGTCCAAAGGCCCCACAAGAAAGGAAATTTCTTCTCTTGTGACTTCTGAATATCTGCATCATCTTTGCTCTGCAAGTTCATAATCCAGCTCTTGTGCGTGCATTCCAACGTGTCGGGGTCGCATCCGTATTCATCACGAACAGTTTTCTGTGCACACGCGCCAAAAATTGTATTAACGCAAATCTTCGCAAAAGCGTAGTCTGGACTGCCTTTCTCCGATTCTTTCACGCGAAACTTTTCGTAAATCGTCTTGCGGAAAGAATCCGGCAAATAATCCAGACGAAACGCCACGCTTTCAACTGCAACAATTTTGTCATAAGTGTACCCATCAACAAACCGCTGATAGTCGTTGGAATCGCAATACCAAAACAGAGCATCCGCACCCAGCACACGACCGTTGTCCAGTTCATCAAGACCCGACACATCAGAACATTTGCTGAAAGATATACAGGGGTCAGGGCATTCGGGCTTGCATCGGGGATTGATGATGCAAAGTTTAGCAATCCAGCCAAACCCGGCCTTGATGAACTTTTGCAAATCCTCTTCCGGCAAATCAGCAGGCAGCGTCACCGGTACACCGGCTGGAAATTTCCAAAGCAGCTGCTGCGACGGGTGTGCGCTCTTGAAATCGTAGGAATTGCAATTGATGTAAGTACGACCGGCACGCCAGCGCGTGCCGTGCGTGTCACCGCCTGCCATGCAGTGATATGCAAGCGCCATCTGTTCACGGTCAAGCTGCAGCGCCTTAATAGCCGCCATGCATCGCCGGTCTGGCATGATTTCCTTGCGTACCGCTTCAATGACCATTCCGGTGTTGGTGTATGGGATTGTCGCCTGATTGTACCCGTGTTCTGCTTTCAATCGCTCAATTGCTTCGTACAAACCCAACACATCATTGACACAATATGCAAACTCCGTATCTGTCAAAGACGTATCAGGAGTGCGATAGATAGTATAATCAAGATCGCCCGCAAGTTTTGCGTGTGTACACCCTTCCGTCGCTCTGGCAAGGCTCTTTTGGAACAGCTTGAAACTATCCCTAAATTCTATACCATTATCAAACCGCAAATAAAGGGGCTTGCGGCTTTTCGTGTACAAGCTATCAGCCAGCCCCCAACGCGCCGTTAACAACTGCATAATGTATTGATGCTCATAGCCTAAGTTGTGCACATACAACACGAACCGGTTCTTTTCAGTGATACCCCATTTATCTACCAAAGTCTCAAGCATTTCCACCCAGTCCTCAAAGTAACGAGGAACAATAACATCACCACCGATACAGGTTTGCCAGCTGTACGCAAAACCGTCTGTATCGGTGTTTGTAGTCTCAATATCAAACGTAGCTGTTACGTCCAAATAGCTTGACATGTATTTCCGGCCTTTGGTGCGCTTGACTTTTCGCGGACAGGCAAGGCGCGGCAAATATTCAGCTAAGCATTCGCTCACAAAAACGCCTTGCGATTTTCTCATTATGTAATTCTCCTAACATAATCAAGCAGTGCTTGACCTTTTGTCGTTTGGTCGTCCCTGTCTGCTGTTATGATATCTTCCAACACATCCGACTTGTTTCCGGTGATAGCATCATAAATTTTATCACTATCGAAAAGTTTTTCGGCGGCTTTGGTAAAAAACTTCTGCACCGCCATGTCCCATTGCTCTTGTGTGCCCTTGAAACCCCGCTGCACGGCTGTTTGATAGCGTGCATCTTTGATTGCTCTCACACCTGTGACGGTGCTACTTTTCATCGTCATAAATTCACGTAACTGCAAATACTGATGCCTGAGCGTCGAACGGTCAGCGGTTTCTTTGGGCCGTTCGTTGAATCGCGGCTTAATTTTTCCCGGCATCTGGCTTTGTGCGTACTTGTACGCTCCTGTTTTCGCCGTGTTAATAACGTCGCTTTTTTCAAGAACACGCAAGCGCTGATTCGCGGCCTTTGCGGCCTTGCGAATTACCTTTACAAGCTCCGCCTTTGTTAGTTGGTTCGGGTCGGTCGCATTGGGGCTGTAATAGCTCCACGTTTGCGGTGCGTACTTTGGTAAATGTTTAGCGCTTCGTGCCATAGTGGTTATATCTCCTTTCAAAGTCTCTATCTGCCAGCCAATACCCGATTTTCCTAAAAACCCAATTCAAAGGAATAGCCATGACGATGGCAAAAATCAAACAAAGACATCCATAAAAGAACATAAGAACAATATCGTGCATGATCGCCATACTCATTATTGAAACACCTCTATTCTAAAACCGTCCATTGTTTCCGTCAACACACAATCTGCAGCCCCCGCAAGACATGTGCGAATGCAATCATAGAACTTACGGATTTCGCGAGGGTCTACATAGACGCAAGTTGAAGCACGCCATGTGCCTTTATTGCTCCGATAAACGTACATGTGACATACTTTAAATGCCGCCTTGTTTCTTGTGGTCATATTTGTTATATCTCCCTTCTCTATGCTGCCAATGTCGCAACGCATTGCGATACTCAATAAATTCTTTGTCTGACGCATACGCGGTCAAGATATCGTGCTTTTCATCGTATCGGGCCGAACGGATTTTAATGTTCTGCCCGATATCGCCCAAACGACTAAAATAATCGTTCAGGATTTCAGACCCGCCCCACAACACGCGGCAACGGGTCAGGTGGTCGGACGTGCCTAAAGTAAACTTGTAATAGTCTTTCAGTGTCATACTATTTTCACCTCTTCTGTGTCTCCGGTCTTGATATTGCGGCGCATGTACCCAACACGCCAGCCAAAGCCGTTATATGATTTCAGAAACATCCAGTATTCATAGCGTCCATATATTACATGATTTTCTTCGTTCAGAAAACGGATGTATTCAACTGGCAGTTTAATTATTTTCATCTTGTACACGCTCCTTTCTATACTTATTATAGCACAAGTGGCGTGCACATATGTTAATAAACTGTGAACAATTTGCATCACTACTTTACTTGAGTGAAGCACCGGGGCCGATTTTGCACGTTCGGCATTG